CTGTCTAAATAGGTTAGAAGAAATTTATAGTAAGAAGGTAAAATGCCTCTATCAAGATTAGAAAACTTTCTGAAGAACGCTGAGGGTAATATACTCTATGTAAACCCAAGTGACTTTGATGCTACTGATAGCATAGAAAATAGAGGTAACTCTCAGACAAGACCCTTCAAAACTATCCAAAGGGCGTTGATAGAGGCTGCAAGGTTCTCATATCAAGTAGGTAAAAATAATGATAAGATAGACAGAACCACTATTCTAGCATATCCTGGCACACACTATATTGATAATAGGCCTGGATTTACAGTTACAAATAATGGTGGTAACGCAGAATTTAAGCAGAGAAAGAACGCAGGGTATCAAGTAACTTCTCTAGAACAGTTCACAACTGAAACAAACTTTGATGTATTAGACCCTAACAACGAACTATACAAGTATAATAGTACCGAAGGTGGTGCTATCATGCCTCGTGGTACATCTATTATTGGTTTGGATCTTCGTAAAACCAAACTAAGACCACTATATGTTCCAGATCCAGCAAACGATGCCATGGAGTATGCTGGTATTCTTAGAGTTACTGGTACTTGTTACTTCACTGCTTTCACCATATTTGATGCAGACATCACCAAGACTGCATACTATGACTACGATAGTAATACAAAGACTCCTTCATACTCTCACCATAAATTAGGAACATTCACCTATGCTGATGGTATAAACAATGTCTTGATTGATGGCACAGACAGTGGATTGACTGACCTTGATATGTTCTACTTCAAGGTTGCAAAGGCATATGGAGACTCATCAGGTAGACCAGTTGGTGATTACCCAACATTTGATGACTTTGAACCCAACGTAGATGAATTTAGAATCGTTGGAGACTTACAGTCAGACCCAGTTGGTGTATCATCTATTAAGGCTGGTGATGGTAATACTCCTACTGCAACTTTAACTATTAATACTAATAAGGCACATGGACTATTCAAGGATACTCCTGTCTTAATTGCTGGTATTACAACTGCAATCAACTCCTATAATGGTTCATTCCTTGTAGATGAGGTTCTAAGTAGCACTCAATTTACAGTTCAGACCTCAAATATCCCTGCTAATGCACTTCCAACTCCACAGGAAATACAGAACTCTAGTGTCGTAGTTGAGTCTGATACTGTTGGATCTGCTTCTCCATATATCTTCAACGTATCACTCCGTTCCGTATTTGGTATGAACGGATTGGATTGTGATGGAGATAAGGCAACTGGTTTCAAATCTATGGTTTGTGCTCAGTTCACTGGTATTTCAATTCAGAAAGATGACAACGCCTTCATCTTATATAATCCTACAACTGCAATCTTCAATGATACCACAACAGTAGCAGAGTCAGACAAACCACTACACTCAAACTCAAGGGCGATATACAAACCATTCTATGAAACCTCACACATGAGGACTAGGAATAACTCTGTTATCCAGTTGGTTTCTGTTTTCGCTATTGCATATGCTAGACACTTCCATGCAGAACGAGGCGGTGACGCATCAATCACCAACTCTAACAGTAACTTTGGACAGACTGCACTTGAGGCTACAGGTTTCCGTCCAGTATCATTCGATAGAGATGATGTAGGTTATATCACACATATCATTCCACCAAGAGAGATTGTAAGAGAGGACTCTACAGTATCTTGGTTGACCATTGACACTAGAAAAACTATTGGTGTTGGTGTTACTGATAGATTCTATCTCTTTGGATACAACAATGAAGAAATTGTGCCTCCACATGAGATTGACTCATTCAAGATTGGTGCTAGAAGAAACGATAAACTATTTCTAAGTTTAGTTAATACTCTATCTGGACAGGCAGTACAAGAGACTTATGAATCTCCTGTATTCATGCAAGTTCCAAGTGGTATTGGTACTTCATCTAAGAAAGAATACGAGGTAATTAGAAATTCTGGTGTCAATGCCATTATCTCTAACGTACTTCAATTCAAGACTACTCACCAATTAGTAAATGGAGAAAAGATAAGAGTATTCAGTAACACTGGTGAAACTCCTGCTGGTGTTATAAACGATAAAATATACTTTGCAATCGCTGGTGGTACACTTGCTGCTGATAGAATACAGTTGGCATCTACATTTAACGATGCTATCGCCCGTAGACCTATCACAGGTATATCAAATGGTGGTGGTAAACTAACTGTAAGGTCAACTGTCTCAGACAAAACTCCTGGCGATCCAGGCCACCCAATGCAGTTTGACGAGACAACTTATACTATCAATAGTGTTCCAAATACAGTTGGTGGTTGGTATCTTACTGGTTCATCTAATACAGTAGATAATACTATCTTCCCTGCTCTTAATACTATTGGTGTGGGTGTTATTGGAGAAGAAACTGGAACTACATTCATCAAACGTAGAGTTGACAACAGATCATTACTTGATAGATTATACAGAGTTAGATATGTTATACCAAAAGAACATATCAATGCTCGTGCTCCTAAGCCTGGTTTCATTCTACAGGAATCTAAGACAGTTGGTGTTGGTAGTGCATCATTCTTAAGTGCAGACTTGAGTAACCCAACTCAACTTAAGAACGTCAAGATTATTAAGAACGCCACATATACTTCTCAGACTATCTCTTATACCACAGAAGAGGCACACAGATTACAGAAGGGCGATATTGTCACTATTAGAAATATATCCTCAGTTAACAACAGCACATCAGTATTCAAATTAGGATACAATGGTGAGTTTGGTGTTGATAATATCATATCAACTAAACAGTTTACTGTTACTGGTATTAACACAGATCCAGGCCTATTCCTCAACCAAGTCAACCAGAGAACTACACAACAACAGATTGAAGCACTTCCAACAGTTCAGAGATCAAAAGCTGCAGATAGTTTCACTGTTTACAGAGTACAAGAGAACAAACCTCATGTGCCTGGCACATCTGGACAAGATGGTGTTTATAATGTCATTATGGTATGTGCTTCCATTCCACTAGATAAGGATCTAGGTTTTGGTGTATCAACTAAATCTTTCCAACAGGACGTAAGAAATCTATATCCACAACAGGACAGAGACAACTACGACTCAGATCCAGAACCAGCAATCACTCATGCTAGTGCTGCAGTTATTGGTGAAGTTATTACCAGTGATAAGAAGAAATCAATCACCAAAGAGTCTCTTGGATATTTCATGCAGGGACAACAGGTGGGTTATGCTGCTACAGGTGCAGTCATAACTGGTACTGGTAACACCACTGTAACTCTGTTTACTGACGTTGAACATAACTTAAATCCAATCAAAGGACTCAAGATTATTAATCCTGGCGCTGGATACAATAACGGATCAGGAATCGCAACAGTCATATATGCTGCAGACTTAGAAAATACTGCTTTACTTGGTAGAAACGCAGCTGCAAAGATTACTATATCTGCTGCTGGTACAATTACTGAAGCATCTCTAATAGATGGTGGTTGTGGTTATGGTATAGGTAATACCATGACAGTATCATCATTCCCTGCTGGTGCTCCTACTACTGCTGGTGTTGTTGAAGTTACATCTATCTTCAATAATATAGGAGATGGACTAAACCTAACTGGTTTTGAAGATCCTAAGATAAATGGTACATTCAAGATTGTAGATATTCCTACATCTAAATCTGTATCAGTTGAAATTGGAACTTCAAGAAGCCTAGAACCATATTTCAAAGATAGAGATGACAGAAGAGTTCCAACATATCACTTAGCGAATATTGGTGTTGGTGTAACTTATATTGATGTTTCTAGAGAGACAGGACTTACAACAGTCAGAACTGACAACAACCACGCACTTGTGCCTGGAAATGCCTTTGTTATTCATGGAACTGGAAACCCATTGTTTGATGATAGAAAGTTAGTTGTTGATGGTGTAGAGGAAGATATACCACTCAGAAGTATTACTTTCAATGTAGGTATCATCACATCTGGTATTGATACATCATACTCAACAACTGATACTAGATTGTTTGGTACTGGTATATCTGCGAACGGCAAGTCATTGAGTGCTGGTGAGAACAACTTGGCTGGTAGAGGTTCATACTTCTATACTGGTATATCTACCACAATCAATGCTCCACTAACATCTACAGATACAAGTATTACACTGTCATCAACAGAAGGATTCAGAAGAGGAGACTACTGTATGATCAATGGTGAAATCGTAAGATTCACCTCTGATAACATTAACAACATACTTCGTGGACAGTTTGGTACACTGGCATCCCCTGCCATAACAGGAACTACGATCAAAAAGATCAAAGTTCTTGCCATGGAATTACGCAGACCTTCGATCCTTCGTGCATCTGGTCATACATTTGAATATCTTGGTTATGGATCAGGAAACTACTCTACATCATTACCACAGAAACAGGACAGAGTTCTATCTGACCAAGAATCACTATCCGCTCAGAAGAAAGAACTAGATGGTGGTACAGTTGTTTATACTGGTATGAACGACTCTGGAGACTTCTTTACAGGATATAAGAAACTATCATCTATTACAGGTGAAGAAGAAGTTCTTGAAGCGCCAGTGTTCACCTATGTTGGTGACGATGCTGAGGCGGAGACAATCAAGAGAGCATCAGGTGTATTTGATGAAGTATTAGTTAGAGAGTCACTCACAGTTGAGGGTGGAGACAACAACAATAGAACCACTCAGTTCTATGGTCCTGTCAACATGACAGAGAAACTTACCAACACATCTGATGATGGTATTGAGACTGTAACTATATCACTTAGAGGAGATGCCCCACAGGGTAAAATCATCACAGTTGGTATTTCAACTCCTACATCTGCTGGAAGATCAGGTGACTTATCATTTGTAGGTGTTCCCGATGCTGGTGGATACTTAGGACATATCTTTGCAGAAGGAGAATGGAGAAGATTTGGTGCAGTATCACAGGAAAGAGACAGATCATTCTACAAGTTTGATCAGATAGGTATTGGACAATCTGGCGTTGGTGTATTCAACTTCAAAGATTCATTTGAATGTAATGGTGTTGCTAAGATCAAAGACCTATTTGTGTCTGGTATGGTTACATTTGCTGCCAACCAGTCATTCGCTGGTGTATCTTATGACACTCTAGTAATTAAGAAGAACGCTAATTTCTGGGGATACAATACTACAGGTGGTATATCCTATGATGGAATCCCTTGGGAACAACATGGTTACTACACACAGGTGCATGAAGCTGGTACTTCCAGACTGTATAACATAGAGACTGTTGGTACATATGTGACCTTCAAACCCGCTTCACAAATAGTGGTTGAAGGACCTATGAAGTCCACATTCTCTGGTGTAAGTACATTTGAAGGCACACTTAAAGTTGGAAACCTTGAGAGTACAGGTGGTACATTCAATGGTACATTTGTCAATGCAGACAATGGTTCATTTGGTGTACTTGAAGCATCAACACAGTTGTATGCAAAGGCTGGTATCGTTACAGACCTACACGTTACAGTCGGTGTTGTAACTAACGGACTGTATGCTGATATTGGTATTACAACTCTATCTCATGTTGGTACACAGTATGTCAATGAGAGTAGGGTATTCACTGGATTTGTTACAACCTTCAATGTAACTAACCAAGCAACTATTGCCAACGAGACAGTCACAAACGCAACTATCACTAACCTAACAGTTCCCTCTGCTGGTGGTGGTAACGCAGACATTGAACTTGCAAATATTGCCGACCTAACCTGTACGGACATCACATTCACTGATGACCTTATAGGTCCTGACGCATACTTCTCTAATGATGTAGACTCTGATGCCATGACTACCAGACAGATTGGTAGTAAATATGGTCCTACTCCAGGCGTAGAGTCAGAACAGTTGACTATCTTTGCTAACGCTGGTGTCTACACTTGTGTTACTGGTTTCGCTATGACAATGGCGAGAATTAACATGACATCTGGTGGTGATGGACTTGCTGCTCCTAAAGTCACCGCTGACGTTGGTATCATTACTGCCCTAAGTGCTGGTAATAATGCAAATATGACTATTGATGCAGGTCCTGCTGGACAGATCAAGTCATTCCAGTTTGAGTCAATCGCAACAAACGTACCTCCAATCAAGACATCATCTAGTGTCAAGTGTGTAAACTTGAACGCTGATTTACTTGATGGTCTTACAATGATAGACAGCAACTGGACATCAGGTGCATCTATTATGGGTAGAGACTCAAATGGTAGTACAAAGGTTAAAGATATTACTGCAACTGGTATCTTCCAAGGTGGTGCTGGTGCCTTCCCTGTATCAATCACAGGTAACAATGCGGATATTGGTGGTAATAACAAAATCAATAACCTTGAGGTTACAGGTACATTCATTGCTGCAACTGGAACTCAATTTGATGGTAATGCAACAACATCAACAACTGCAACAAACGTAGTTGGTGGTGCAAATAGAGTACCATACAACAGTGCATCAAATACAACTACAACCAGTAGTAACCTACAGTTTAACGGAACTAAACTGACTGCCCAGGCACTGAAATCAAATACTACTATCGAGGGTAGTATCAATGGAAACGCTGCTTCTGCTAGTACATTGAATGTCACAACTGCAACCAGTGGAAGTTATAACTTGATAATGACTAACTCTGGTCAGTCATCTAGTGCAAACATATATCGTGATGGTGGCATATCATTCAATGCCTCAACTAATGAGTTGACTGTAAACGGAGACATCACTGCCTTCGCATCTGACATGAGATTAAAGACAAACATTGAACAGATTGAAGGTGCTGTTGCTAAGGTATGTCAACTTAGTGGATTTACATACGAGTTTAATGAGGTAGGTAGAGAACTTCAATTACCAAAAGGTAGACAACTTGGCGTATCTGCACAAGACGTACAATCAGTCGCACCAGAGGCAGTTGTTAAACGACCACATGATAAATTCTTTACTGTTAAGTATGAGAAATTAGTACCTCTACTTATTGAAGCAATTAAGGAACTCAAAGATGAGATTGAGGAACTGAAAAATGGAGGATAGATACGAACCTCGGCCATTTCAAGATGGAGACTGGCACTGCGAAGCAGTCATGGGGATTGAAGAGGTGAGAATACTTCACCACACAGTCACCGATTATCTTGAAAAGACTGAAGATATACCGCCAATCAATAAAGCGTATCTCGAACATATACGAACCAAGATGTTCTCCATGATTGCTGAATACAACCTAGAGTTATAACACATGAATTTGAATATTATTGATGATAAGACTCACAGAGTCAATGATGAATTAAAATATGAAATCTCAAAACTAGAATCACACCCCATCATTATCATTGATGATGTGTTGGAGAATCCACATGACTTCATAAATCAGGTGGTGGAGAAACTGCCAATGCAATACAATGAACTGCATAAGGGAGATCCAGACGAGGTATTTCCAGGCTACCAATCAAATATACATCTTAATCTGGCGGAAGTGTCTAAACTAACTGGACACATGATACAAAAGTGTACAGATTTTAAGAACATAGAACCAGATTTAATAAAAGTATTTTATCAAATCAATGCCATGTATAGTGATAGGGAAGTTCCTAGAATCTCTATACAACCACACATAGACCCAGCAGTATATGCCACAGTATTATATTTGAGTGATGGTGAAGGCGGAACTTCATTTTTCACCCATAGTGCAACTGGACTAACTAATACAGAGAACATACACAAACCATTCAAAAGAACCGAGGAGTATTGGAACTTAAAAGAGTGGGTGTATGACTTTTCTCCAAAGGCAACTGAACTTGTAGATAATGACACCATGCTCATTGATGAAGTATGGGAAGAACAATATCATGTTCCTATGAAGTTCAATCGAATGATAATATATCCCTCATTCTTGTGGCACACTGCCGTGATGAAAAATGGGTGGTATAAAGACAAACCCAGAGTTTCAATGTCTGGATTTGTATTTGCTGATTCTTTAAACTTAGACATCAATGCTGAATGAAACAAACGGATTACTTCACTATATCCTTCATTCTGGGAATGTTCTTTCTACACTCGATCATAGAAGATTGCTCGAACTCGTTGAAGGACTAGACTGGCCTGAACCAGATTCCCCTCCGCCTGGAAATTATTACAATATAAAAGGTTGGAGATCATCACTAGAGATAGAACCTCATCATGGAGAGATATTTGATTTGATTCATAAGGCACACATTAAGTTGATGCCTCAAATATACCACCATTACGGAGATACTTTACCAACAGACCCTATTTACAATAAATACTCAGGATACTGGTTATGTAAATACCCAGAAGGCGGTTATCTATCTCCCCATGCAGACGTTGACGCTGATGCTGGTTCAGTAACTACATCATATACCATTAATGATGACTATGAAGGTGGTTGGATCACATTCTGGGGTAGATATAATATTCTCTCAGGTGGCAACTCTGCTCATGTATATCCAAGTAATCACTTGTTTAAACATGAAGTCACACCTGTCACTAAAGGAGAAAGATATTCTGTTATCACTTGGTTTAGTTACGAAAAAGGAAAGGAATGGTTAATTTAGATCACTTAATGTCAATATCTAACTACCCTAATTTGTTTAGTGGAGAGGATAAAGATGCCATAAAAGAGTTAGCAGAGATGTATCCTGACTTGTTTTCCAGTGCTAATGATTCCATAGGACTGATAAAGACTGATGGCGGAGTTTCACAGTATGGATTGAAAGTAAATATCCCCACAGGTGTAGAACAGTATGAATACTTTGATGGACATTTAGGAAATAATGTACTATTCAAGTATCTAAACAAATATAAATTCCTATATTTTAAAAATGGAGTGATGACAAAAGAGATTGTGTCATTTGAGGGACCCCCACTAATCGACCCTACGATTGATGCCTTATGTCAACTTGCAACTGAGGTTACAGGTAATACTGACACTTCATCTTTGAGAGAAGTGTTGAAGATACTAGAACCTGATGAGTTTGGGGACTATGAAATATCTACAGCAGACATGAGTAGAGTAGATAAGTCTATTAGAATAGGATTAATTAAGAAATCTACCTCCATACCAGAGGAAGTATTGAAATTATATGGCACTAGATCGAATACAAAGATATATCAAAATATTCAAGGTGTAAGTCAGTTGGTTGATACACTCATAGTTGATGCTGAGAATAACTTAGTAGAGATAATACTTGAGTTTGATTCAACTGGATTGGTAAAAGAAATTGGATATGCCTTATCTTCAGAGTTTATGAAAGATGCTCCAGAGGGAACTACTTCTCAGGACAATTTTCCAGTATATCTTGAGAGACACCAATCGCATAATAATGCAGTCGCCACTATCTCATCAAAGACAAAAGAGTGGTACTGGTTATCAGATACTTGGTACAATGAAATATCTGTATGGGAACAACAACCAAAGGCAGTACATGGTGCCACCATTATCACTGCTGGACATGATGGAACTAAGTTAGAATTAGTATATGGTTTAGATTAGATATTACTTATACTTCCAGAGTTACTGGTAGTAAACTTACCTTGATTACCTCCACCACTTCCGCCTCCTTGGCCTCCTTGACCTGATCTGCTTCCTCTATATCCACAACCCTGTTGATCTCCGCCACCTTGACCGCCTTGATCTCCTCCTTGACCATTATCTGCATTTGATTCGTAAGTACCACCTCTGCCTCCGTTTCCGCCGTCTCCTCCTTTACCGCCTGCTCTGCTTCCTCCATTACTGCCACCGCTTCCACCAGCACCATTTCTCTCTGCATTAGTCTCGACATCAACAAAGGCATTATTTCCATTCCAGTAATATCCCGCTCCTCTACCTCCTACTCCGCCATTACCACCATTACCGCCTGTTCCTCCATTACCAGAACAGACACGATAAGAACTATTACAGAACCAACCTCTACATCTTCTACCTCCGCCGTGACCACCGCCACCTCCTTTGCCGCCTTTGCCGCCGCCTCCGCCGCCGCCTCCACCGCCTTTTACACGATTGTTTTTGTGGTCATTAGACATTTTAATTGGCGATGAAACGTGCATAGCAACGTATCCTGTCTTACCATTACCTTTATTTGCATCTCCACCCTCGCCTGAATAACCTCTGACACAAGGACTATTGGTAGTATTGTTGACATAAACTTCAATGTCTCCTTGACCACCAGTATTGAATCTTAACGCTGGACTTCCGCTTGCACCTCCAACATTTCCATTAAGATTAAGTGTTTTCTTAAGTGTGGATTGCCACAAATCTCCAGTAAATACTTCATATCTTGCCTGTAGATGTTGCCAGTTACCATTACAGTCTGCAGCAACAGCAGTGGTTACAGTTCTAAAGTTACTGAAAGATATAACGCCACTTGTAGGAACATTGGTGTTCAAAGATATGTCTCCAACTGCACCGCCACGATAGTAACCACTAATTTTATTACCGCCACCCAATTCTGACTTTAGATCACTGAAGGGAATACCACCACTCTGAAACTTTTGAGTATAATATAAATTTAGACTACCATTACCAACAGGACCTGATGTGAAATCTTCGTACACGTTGTTCGATACATCAGAGTATATCTTGGATACTACACTATCATAACTCATATCGTACATGGCATTATTATCTTCCATGTCAATCACTATGATCTCTGATGCCCCGTAGTGAGCAGACACACCTGTCATATATTTCACACAGTCTTTTAAATCATTATTACTTGTAAACTTTACGCCATTCCTTCTTATGATAGGGTTAACAAATACTACACCCTCTGACCATTTGTCATTGGCAGTGTTAAAGAAGTAGTTTATATCTGAATGCTCTGTTATAAAGTCGTCACTTGATGGAACTATATGTATTCTCTTACCACCCTGAGTGGTTCTAGATGGGTCATAATCATCATCATAGTACCAAATCTTACAATGGAAGTCTCCTACAGTTGCCAGTGTCTTATAAACCTTAGTATGCTCACACATAACCCTTGCCACAGATGGGTTTAACTCATTCCTCTGTAGTTCGGGATTGTTTTCAATCTCGTATTCTATTCTCTCTTGATCGGCACTATAATGTTCGTAATCCATATAAGTAGTGATACCTTGCCAATTCTATTTATTGTGGTATAATATATAGAGTAAGTGCATCAAAATTATGAGTCATAAAGAAGATCTGACTAAGAGAGCGAATGATCTACAGGTAGAGATACAAGAGTTGAGTAAGACCTTTGAACTCAAGAAAGAAGAGTTTTTAAAGGTACAAGGCGCTTTAGAAATGCTCCAAATCTTAGAAAATGAAAAAGCAAGTACAGAAACTTGATGATTTAATTATCAAAAAAGAAAACCCAAGACTATACAAACAGATGTACAGTACAAAAACTGTCCACTGTTGCCCCAAATGTGGACATTTGTTTGTATAATGAAGATAATCATTTTAATAAGATGAACAATGAACCCGCTAAGTATAAAATAGACAAGGAACTATTTGAAAAATTTAGAAAGGAATTTGAGAAAGGCAAGAAACCAATTATCAGAAACCTTCTTTCAAAAAGTCCTGAGTTCATTAACAATCTTTTAAAATGACAGTTGACAAGTGAAAACTATTCGACTATAATGAGAACATAGATCCGAACTTTGATGTCACCTTGAGGGGAGACAGGACGAGCAAGGGCAATTATCAACAAATTATTATGAACAAACGAGGCATTGGTTTTGGTTTTCAAACCTCCCAATCAGAACGCAAGCAACTTGTCGGAAATCTTGCATACGACAGGTATCTTAACAAACATCTTATTGTTAGAGATGATTCAGTACAAAGAGAAAATGTCTGGGCAGATATTCCAGGCAAACAAGAAAGTTTTTTAAGTCATTGCTGTACAGGAGATACAGATGATACTGTTATTCATATCGTAGATATAAAACGCACTATTGATCATCTATCTAAGAAGAACTTATCAAAGAAGAATGTTAAGTATCTAAAAAGATTAAAAGATTTCTATTCAAAAGGTTTTAGATACCTCCACATTGATGGCGGTAACAGAACAGATACACTTCAAGGTTGGTATGAGAACAGAATACCACTTCAGTATCAAGAGCACTCTGTTTACTCAATGAGAGGGCAGAAATGGATTCACTTAGATCTAGTAGAAACTAAGGACATAAAGAAAGGTCTTAAACCAAAGTACACCAGAGATACATTAATCTCTCTTGGTGGCGATTATGAGTTACTCGCACATTGCATAGATGATTCTCAGTTCAGTTTCAAAATTTACTCTGACATGGACGAAGATCAGAGGAAGAAGAAGTTTATTGTTCTTAATGCTAATGAGGACTTGAACAGAGAGGAAATGAGAAATTGCTCTCTAACAGATTGGTGTACTTATGTCAGAAACTTAGGTAAGCAGTGGAAGGGTTTATTCCTTGCTGATAAACTTATTGAACCTAAGAACGCAAAGAGATTCAAATTCAACGGCACACTTTCTGCCTTGGGTAACTCTTATGCAAACATGGATAGTAAAAAACTAACAGTTGATTCATTTAGTCCTACTATTCTTGATGAAGATTACGAAGAGGGAACTATCGCTAACAGTAAGGTCACAGAAAGTATGAAGGAATTTAATACTCAGTTCAATAGATTTACTGTCTTTGTTGACAAGTATATCAAGGGAGAAACTAATCTCAAGAACAATTATGAGTGGAATCAGAGAAATATTTGGGTAGACTTTTGGTATCTATTTGTTTACGTTGAGAAGGTTCTTGATCTTAAGATTCCAAAGCAACAATATGGCAACTTATTCAATACTGTTATGACATGGTATGTTGATAAGAGTAATGATAAGACACATGATGCTTTTGGAAAACCATATCCAATTCAAGAGGGCAAAGCATTCACTAACGTTTACAACACCACTGGTACAAGTAAGAAGTCAAACTTCTCTGATTACATGGGATTGTTTGGTGCTAATACCCTTTACAAGTTGAATCACAGATTCAAAATGATTACTGATGTAATTGTGCCTATGCTTCAAGATAAGGGTATCATCAAGAAATCTAGTGAGTATAGTAGGGTGTTTGATTACACTTACAGGCAATCTCTATGGGAAGATCAAGAAGGCAAGTGTGCTCTTACTAGAGATCAAAATGGAGATCAAGTTGAAATGTCTCTAGAGGAGGCACTAGACCCATCATTAACTGAACTAGACCACATTATACCTTTTGAGGTTTGGTTGAGTGAAGGTAGAGAAGGGAGTCCTACTGTTTACGAAAACTGTCAGTTGATATTCACATCAACAAACAGGAGTAAAGGCAAGAAAATGGTTGACTCTATTACAGTATGATAGAAGTTTACGATAACTTCCTACCTACTGAGGTTTTTGACCCCATCAAAGAGTTTGTCTTTGGTGGGGGTATGCCTTGGTACTATTCTCCTACCTCTGTGGCAGACGGCGATGGTTGCCCACAATTTACTCATGGTTGTTACATAGACTCTGAACCAGTATCAGAGGTTTATGGTATGATTAAACCAGTATTTGCATCACTTAAACCATTTGCTATACACAGAGTTAAGTTTAATGCTACACCTCGAACAACAAATATAAAAGAGAAACTTTTACACGTTGATGTTTCAGGTCCCAAAGATGAAAAAGGAAACTTTACTGACATACCAAACTATCATATATGTTTGATATATTTCAATGATAACAATGGATATACATATTTTGAGGACGGACAAAAGATAGAATCAAAAGAAAACAGGGCAGTGATGTTTGAGGGAGATTTGATTCATGCAGGCACATCATGTACCGACAAAGATTTAAGAGTTGTTCTCAACATAGACTATTGTAAGTGGAATTAGATGGATTTATTTCCTACACTATTAGAAGAGTATGATCTCTCAGGTGCGCCTGGTCTAGATTATCTGAAAAAACATATCAAAGAGAATGGCAAAAATAATGAACATTCACTTGCCGTCAATGGTGTGAGTTCTCATGGTGGTTGGGACCCACTAGATGACGAGAATTGCAGACCAATAATGGACGTTTTACATGAGTGTTTAACAGACTATAATCATAAAATAGGAAACTACCCTGCAATCATCAGTGGTTCATGGTATAATATACTGCCCAAAGGTGGATACACAGACAGACATCGCCATGAGTCTAGCGTGATTAGTGGTGCCTTTTACCTTCAATTACCAGAGGGAGATCATGGACAGTTTTATGTGGTATCGCCACTTAAACCATATATGATGTGTATTCATAATATACAACCCACACCTTATGGAGTATATGAGATTGACATTCCAATTAAAGAGAATCATCTATACCTATTTCCTTCGTGGTTAGAACATGGAAGCAGAGTTAATAATACTGATGGGGATAGAATTACTATGAGTTTTAATACAAGTGCCTGCCCGAGAGAAATGTTACCTGATGAATTTTTAGAATCAGTTTGGGGACCTTTGGGTGCGAAGAAATGAGAGTGGTTGATACATTGCCATTGAAATTAGGTGCAGTATTATATCCTGAGCATCAAAAGGTAAAGTCATTAATGATTGAGGAGATCAATAATCATGGCATTGATTATGAACATAAGAAAGTTGACGCATACGCAAAAGGATTAGAACATTTTGATTACTACTCGCCTCTATCTGATGACAAATATAAAGAGTTTAGAGAGTGGATACAGATACAGGCAGAGATATATGCTAGAGACATACTTAACTATGATACATCTGATTTCATATTGACAGACAGTTGGTTAAATGTATGTGATAGTGGTGGTCGTCAGAGTGCTCATTATCATATTAATGCCGTTATATGTGCCTTATATTATGTCAACTTTGATGATGAAGTCCACGCTCCAACATATTTTTATCGTCCTAACAACAGTATGAATTATCCAAATTACTTTGCATATATGTTGACAAACCAAAAAGAAACAAAGTATAATCATATCAATGAAGTTATAGGAGTTGAGGGTTCATTGTTACTGTGGCCTGCTAACACTTGCCATGGTTATACAACTAACTATGGTAATAATAGAATAACAGTATCAAGTAATTTGATGCCTAGATATATCAATGAGGTTAGGATTGAACCACTAACAAAAGATGAGAGACACACTGCCATGACTACATCTAGGTCTGGTAAACTATGGGATTATCCTCTATTATAATATGGAAGTCGTAAACATACTACCAACGCCCGTTGCCATTATACCTTGCCCTTTCCACGACAAGGTAAAGGAAACTATACTAGCGGAGATAGAAGAACAAAAGATAAATCAGTTATCATATAATACTAATTCAAAAGAATTAAAACACGTTGGTCACTACTCAGTTATACATGATGACATAAAGTATGGTAGATTTAGAAATTGGTGTGAACAACAAGCAGAACACTATGCTAAGGAGATCAAAGGCGATTACATACAGGAGACAGTACAAGTAACTGACAGTTGGTTTAATATAAGTGACAAAGGCGGGTATCAGCACCCACATTTCCATAGTAATTCTTATCTATCCTGTATATACTATGTAAACTTTGATCCAGAAAAGGATCATGTCAATACACACTTCACTAGAGAGGAGAGTTTATATTTTCCTGTGATGCCTGCTCTGGGATTAATGAGGAATAAGTTTACTGACTACAATCAGGACAATCAAATACAGGTGAATGAGGGTGAATTGATGATTTTCCCTGCTCAGATCATACATGGATATAACAACAACGAGGGTTCTAATAGAATCACACTATCAATGAATATGATGCCTACAATCGTAACCAATGGAGACTATGGTTGGCGATGTACCAATCTATCCCCACAGGAGAGAATGAAGGCATTTGATACAAAAGAAAACTTGACAAACAATAATTGATATATTATAATATGGACAGGGAAACAAAATGATCTTAGTTTATCATTTTTGTTTCTCGCACCCAATTATATTATTGCCATGAGAAATAGTGAGTATGGTACTGGCATGGACATTGCTTTGAATCAAATGAGCAAAACAATGCAACAGTATGCAACAGTTGGAGTCTTTGCTCTTATTGGATACTATATCCATAAGTTGACTAGACGTAAAACTGCATACTATCATACAATGAGGACTAAGAGTGGACAGTTGAGGTAGTGTCACACTGCTGGTTGCATTATTCCCACAATGGAGTAATATAAGAATATGAGAGGGAAGGTTTTGTGTTTGTTACCTTCCCTTTCCCTTTTTACAACAAACAACAATTATTATTATGACATTGGCAAACTCAATTCAAAAGACAGAGATTCTTAAATGGACACAGGAACTATGTAGATGCCTAGAGGCACAGTACAGGAACTATTCGTTGAGATATGTCATGGATAGTCAGAATGGCAATGACAAGTATCTACAGGAGAGGGCGAGAAAAATTGAGAATGATGAAGAGTGTATCAAATTCACTATCACATCAGGTAAAACATACTTTAAGATCATTCAGAATGATTATCGCAATGGTAAGTATGAGAGTGCAGGGGTTCACGCTTTTGTTAGAAAGGATACAGGAGAAGTTTACAAACCTGCTTCATGGAAAGCGCCTGCTAAACACGTTAGATTTGACATGAGAGATCAAAACCAACGTGAGTATATGTATGCTAATTGCGATTGGGCGGGCGGTTATCTCTACATCAGATAATCATTACACCTCTAAATAACTAAAAAGAATAAATTATGGGTTACGATTCACTTACATCAGACACAGAGACACTAACTAAAGTCAAGTTACAGCAAGTTGATCGACTAAAGAAACAACTAAATGCGGCGATGAGAACCATAGGTAATCTTGATGAGAGATTGACTTCATTAGAGTCAATGGTTCATGCTGCCTTACTCAAACAGCAAGATGATCTTAAGGCACTTATTGTAGAGGTCAATTCTTTGAAAGGTAATAAGGAGTATGAGGTTGCCTCAAGCAAATTTGACATGGACGCAAAACCTGCTGAGATACCAAATGCACCTCCAGTTGGATAACTGGCACACATACAGTTGCAAACAATTTTACATTATACTATTATATGAAAGTAAACAAACAAAAAAAGATTATGGATTTTGAATTGGAATTTGACGAATTTGATGGACAAGAGCAAGATGATTGGTTGATGGACATTAATGGAGTCAGAGAGGAATTTGACCCAGAAACTCAAAAACTATTGGCACAGTTCTAAAACTGTCACAAGACCCTTGCAAGGGTCTTTTTTTTATTCTATAATATGATTATTGAGACAATACACAATGAAACTTAGAGATCATCAGACAGAGATAACAAATCTCATGCAACAGAAGTGTGGTCAGGTTCTAGTACCTACTGGTGGCGGTAAGACAATGTGTATGATTGTGGACGCTAAGTGGCGATTCAGTATGCCTATACCACAGACTATTATTGTTGTTGCCCCTAGAATCTTACTTGCTCAACAGTTATGTGAAGAGTTCCTCGAGCAGATTGATAATGTCGAGGTGCTTCATGTACATAGTGGAGAGACTAACTACAAGACTACCACTAATCCAAAAGAGATACAAGAGTGGCATCATGCTAGTACAAAGAATCAGTTGATTTTTACAACATATCATTCACTTCACAGAATCAAACAAGATGTTGAAGCGGATACAGTATATTATGACGAGGCACACAATTCAGTTCAAAAGAACTTCTTTGAGAGTGTCAAGGACAGGTCTAACATCACTAGACGTAAGTTCTACTTCACTGCTACACCTAAACATCATACATCACAGGAGCGTGGTATGAACAATGCTAAGGTGTATGGAAAAGTGATTGCAGAAATCCCTGCTCCAGAGTTAATCAAAAAAGGTTATATAGTGCCTCCACAGGTCAAGACTAGAAATTACAATACTGGTTTCTATGAGAGTGTAGAGGAGATTGACAAGGAAATGATACTTGATGCTCTTGACAATGAGGAGAGCATGGACAAAGTATTAGTCACTGCCAAATCTACTACCAATATCCACAAATTGATTACTAGGACAGACTTCCAAGTTGAGTGTCATGCTCGTAAGTACAATGTCATGTGGATTACATCAAAGTATGGTGCTATCATCAATGGTAAGAAAGTCACTCGTAAGACATTTTTCAATCTAATGAACAAGTGGGGCAAAGATGATACTAAGAAGTTTCTACTATTTCATCACTCTATACTATCAGAGGGTATGAATGTGTCAGGTCTAAATGCCTGTATTCTATTGAGAAATCTTGATCTTATCACTATGGCACAAACTATTGGTAGAGTCATCAGACTACATAAAGAAGATGCACAGAAGATTAGTACAGGTGCCTTGAAACCCTGTATCAAGGGTACTGGATACATCAAACCATTTGGTAAGATGTTTGTACCAGTTTACAACAATGTTGGTATTGGTACAGAAAAGCGCCTTCAATCAGTTGTTGATACCATATTCAACAAAGGACAGGCACAGGTATCTCTATCTAACAGAAAATAGACAATAAACTCATTTTATGGTATAATCAAACTACATAGGTAACACCAATGCAAATTGACAGAATCAGAGAACAATGCCTTCAGTTGATGGACGAGCAGTATGCCTCTCAAATGGAGAAACTTGTTGATGAAATGAGACTAGAAGATGCTGAATCTCTAGTGCTGGAAATGATGGTTGAGGCGGAAGATTTTGATGATGGAGATTTATTCCTTGATGATCTAACCGAGTGGTCAGAGAAGGATTTGAAAGGCATATACTTCACAGATATAAATGATATTGACATAGATGATGATTTTCAAAATAAAAGTAGATGGACAGATAAGTGAGCAAAGAAGAGCGCCAGACTAAAAAAGATGTTGAGAAGTTAATCTATCCGAATCACTTAAAATATCTGAAGAAGTTAAAAGCACAGTTGAAAAAGGATAAGGGCATGAAACCTAGAAGAAATTGGAATCCATTTAGGAAAAGGAAATGAACTCTCAATCTATGAATCTATTTGGGTTTCCTATCATTAAATTTACAGTTAGTGATTGGCAGAACAAAAAGAGTAAACTGTTAAAACTAATAGATTTTAGTGATACTGATACTAATTTTGATGGGCAACCATTTTCTATCATAGAGTGTGAGACAGATTATTACAAGTATCAGACTTCAGCACCATATCTTAATCAGTTCGTTGACATATTGAAAACTGATTTGGATAAGTTAGTTGAAGAATACACAGAGATATTGACAGATAGATACAGAGGAGATTGCCCTGTTGAGAGTGTTGATAAGTGGCAACTATGGTCACAGAGATACACTAAAGGACAATATCATGGTGCTCATAATCATGGTCTAATGAATATATCATGTGTGTTGTATGTGGAATTTGATGATAAATTACATTTTCCTACAACATTCTATAGTCCACACCCAAATCCCTATTATGGAACTATAGATAAAGTTGCTCCGCCTGTATTTGAAGGGGATATTATTACATTTCCCTCTGTATTATTGCACGAGTCGCCAGTGTCGCAAACTGAGACACCAAGAACTATCATGTCTTTTAACATACCTATGAGGTAATATGTATAAAATCAATGTAACATTAACCGATAAACAATTCAACTTGTTAAGTGAAGCATTATTTTTCTATTCTGAAGAGAAAAATGATGACAACCTCGCCAATTCTATTGAAGAGTTAGAAGATTTAATTGATATTAATACAACAAAAGTAAAGAGAAAGAGAGAGTTTGTCAACCCTGATTGTGACATTTAATAAACTGGCACACAGGTGGTTGTAATTATATGTCAATGGATTATTATATGAATGTCAGGGATATGCGGTTCTACTACCCGAAAGTCGAGCGTCAGCACTGCTAGATCAGTAGTTAGTAGGGGTACAGGTGTAAGCGATTCCTAGTAGGTAAATTTGGGCGCCTGAGTGAAACTCAGATAAGTTCGCCCCGCTCCCTGACACTCTCTTGGGTGTATGAGAGTTAATTCTAGATCAACATACTTAATGGTAGTTCAAACAGTTGCGTACTCAACTACCGCCCAACCACTTTACAAACTGGCACATATATGGTTGAAAACCTAGTGCCATGTGTTATAATGATAGTATGAAGAACAAACACTTAGAACATATTGAAGATCATATACTTGAGGGCAAGCATGGTGCGATCAATGCTATCAACTTCTTAGATACTAAACAGAGTCAGGTATCAGTAAAGTATGATGGTGCCCCTGCCATAGTATATGGAACTAACCCTGAGAATGGTAAATTCTTTGTAGGAACTAAATCAGTATTCAATAAGAGAAGAATCAAGATAAACTATACTCATACAGATATTGAATCAAATCATGGACATATACCTAGAGTTGCTTCGATTCTACATATATGTCTAGACAGACTACCACAGAATGATGGTATCTATCAAGGCGACTTTATTGGTTATGGTGGTTCAGATACTCACACGCCCAATACTATTACATACAAATTTGATAATGTAATTGATGACATTATTGTTGCC